TTCTCGATTCAATTTTTTCTGACAACATTCTTGTTTGAATTTGCATTTGTTGAGCTACTTGTGGATTTTGTTGAGCTGCCATTTGCATTTGTTGTAATTGTTGCATTTCATTTTGGAATTCTATTTCTACTTGTTCTTGTGCCATCAAAGAAATATGTTCAAAAATATTTTTCTCTAATGCTGCCATGACTACCGGAGCATTTCTTGCCATATTGGTTGCCATAAAATTTAAATGCGCAGTCATATGGGCTCGGTGATCTTGTCCAGGAAACGCTTGGAATGGTGTCCCAGCAAGAGAGTCAATATGTTCCAATGCTGGGTCCTTTGGTTGTGGGGGTTGTGGTCGAATAAGTATTTTATCAATATCTTTAACACCTAATGCTTCATACATATTTCGGTATACTTCATATTGATTATGAATTTGTGGATTAGATGCTGCCAATTGCAATTCTGTTTGCGCAAGGGAAATACGCTGTGTTTGAGAGAAAATATTTGGATCTGCAACTGGCAGGATATCTACTCTGTCATCAAAGTCTGTTTGTTTAATTGTCTTTTCTCCTCCGACTACGTCGTAAGGATATTCTTGAGGTAGATATAATTTAAATACTCTAGCTAATAATTTGAATTCTTGTTTTAGTGCTGCGTAAATTCTTTTATGGATGGCAGACATCGTTCTGCTTCCTCTTTCCAACAGCGCAACTGTCGTTCCCACGGCCGCTTGTTGATTCCCATCTCCCACTTGCATGTCAGCTATTGAAGCGAAGCGCTGACCAGCTTGAACAACGACACCCATAAGACCTAACAACGTTTGTGAAGGTTCTTTAAAAGGAAGCATCATAAAAGAATCTCTGATATTTCCACCGGGAGCATCTACATCTCTAAATTCTCCTGGTTGAATTGACTGTGCGTCATCTCTAATTCTTATTCCTCGTTGCTTGAATCCAGCTGGCAGGTTAGAAAGCGTTCCCGCGTCCAACAACTGTCTTAAAGCTGCGGTCGCTGTTCTAGACAGTCCACCAATCATGTGGATCAGACCGAAACCATAAAATCCTAACCCTGGTAAAAATTTAAAGTGTACAAAATATTGTATCTTTGTTTTTTTAGGATCGCCAATTTCATAATTTCGTTTGATGGATAAAACTTCTCTAGAGTTTTCCTCAATCGTTACAATGTAAGGTAATTTAATTCCAGTAGGTTCTCCTGTCGTAGGATTGGTATCTTCAAAACCTTCTAAATCTAAATTCACATGGTATTCTAATAAAGTAAACACATCATCATAAGATGATTTGCTTAGTCCTTCTAACTCTCGTTCTTTTTTTTCAATATCGGTTTCTTTATTGTCTCCTGGTTGTAATTCTATGTCTCGATAGAAACCAGCGACTTGTTGTTTGCGTAATTCATTTTCGGAAACTTTAATCGTGTGTACAATTGCTTCTGCATCATCTAATGAATTTGCAGAATAGGGAACTACTAAATCATCTGCAGGGACAAATTTAGAAACGGCTCTTCCTTCAATCTCATCATAATAAACTTTTTTAAAAGCAGAACCTGCTAATGGTAAATGAAATAACATGGTATCAAATTCTGGCTCATATTCTTTCATCTGATCCATGAGTTGATAGTTCATGAAATCTTTAACACGTTTTGATTGTTGTTCTTTTTCTGGAGTTGGACTTCCTAGTATTTGTGTTCGTACCGGTCCATCTGCAGGTAATAATTCTTTGTACGCCAAAGCTTGAAACTGAGTCACAGCTTCTGCTAACACAGGGTGAGTTGCACCTGACGCACCTTGGAAAGGTAAAGTACGTTGTTCATACTTAAACCCAAGCAAGTCTAGTCCTTGTTTGTATGCGGTCTCCCAATCTTTTCTTGAATTTTTATAATCTTGATAATTTTGATAAAGCTCTGTTCCTAATCTACCTAAAACGGTGTCATCAATAAAGTCAGCTAAGTTTGCATAGTGGTCATTGCTTTCTTCAGCAGCCATAGCAGAAGGATCAAAATTAATGTCAATCGATCCATCTTCATTTTCAGTAATTTCAGTTTCACCTGATTCAATTTGTTCTCCAGGTTGAACGATCTCTAGTTCTTCTTGACCTTCTTCTTCAAGTGATAAGGGTTTAGCTTCGTTTGGTAACGACTTGTCTATCTCTGCCATTTATTTTCTCCGTTCGTACCTTTTTAACAGTATTATAGTTAATATTCAAGCCTTGTGGTTGTGGGCCTGATTTAGGGGGTATAGTGGTAGTTAGTTTCTTAGGTTTAATCATGTTACACTATTCTGTTGGTAAAGAGGGATCGTAATAACTATAATCAAAACCTTCTTCTATATATTCCGCAGGGTTTTTTTCTATTTTTTCAACCGTTTCTTTTTTTATTTTAGCTACTTTCTTATCAACTCCTTTGCCACCCGTTACAAAAGATTTTAATCCACTAACATCTGAATTAAGGTCAATAATTTTTCTAACTCCAGTTTCTCCATCAAATTCTATGTCACCATCCCAATTCACTACTCTAGGTTCCGCTTCATGTGCAGAGAATTGATATTCATCTTTAACTTTTTCAGAAGTTAAATATTTACCATCTTTGCTGTTTACTATTTTTTCTTTTGGAGAAAGTTTAAAATTTACTCCTTGGCCAGCTAAAGTATTATCTCCGATATAGTCTACATCAATAGTGTCTTTAGCTTCATCTATTTTTAATCTAATTATTTCCGTTTTACCATTTTCGGGATTTTTAAATTCTAATTCTTTCATAGAAATTTTTTCGGCGGTAACCCCTGGTCGTTTTGGAACAGGTATATCAGTTCCCTCTTTCATTACTTTAGTAATCAATGCTTCCATCCAAGATGGAGCAGTAGTATTTTTTATCATGGAACCAATTTTAGATGGCACTGCTACAGATTTTCCTAATTTCAATAATCCAGTACCTAATAATAACCCTGCCAAACCTACACCACCAACTCCTTGAATAAATGTTCTTCTGCTAGGATCTTGTGGACCTTCATCCATCATGGGATTGATAGGAACAATAGGTTTGTCTTTTGGATCTCCACCTTTTTCTAATCCTACTCTTCCACCGTAAGCTAAATATTGATTTATTAATTCTTCTGGAGGTATTGCTTTGTAGGTATCTACTCCACCGAAAAATCCTAAAGGTTGTAATGGTTGTTTTTGTTTTTCAAAATAACTTTTTTCTAATTGTTCTTTGACTTTTGAGTATTTGTCAATTTCTTGTTTAAAAGGTCCTTTTTCAGGAATAGACATATCATCAAATCCAGTATCGTATGCTTCTAGCTTACCAATTCCTTTTCGAAGAGTTCTTTCTTGCTGTGCTTTATTATTAGCTTTTAAGTAAGCGTTGTATTCAGGAGCAATGATTTGTCCTCGTTCATTTAAATAAGGCAATAGAAATTCAAAAGTTCTTTGTAATTCTTTTCTTGTATTATCTAAATAAGAAGATTGTGCAAAAGATGCTTCTGGATCCATCATATCTTCTTGTTGTTTACTTTCTGCTTCTCTTAAATCATTTTGTAAACTTTTTAATTTATCTATGTTTTGCTGTATCTCAAAACCAACTCCTGCTTCTGGTCCACCAATTTCTTCTATAATACGTTTATCTGCTTCTGGAACAAGTCCAAGTGTAAGTGCACTTGCTTGATTTTGTAATGCTTCTGAAAAACGTTTCCCTTCTGCTAAATCAGCAACCATAAAAGGAACTGTTAATGCTGCAGTAATTCCTATTCCTAATGGATTTGTTCCTACTAATAATTCTTGAGCTCCTCGTGCTCCCATTTTAGCAAGGTTTCCTACTTTACTCATTGCTCCTTTCATAATTTGGTAGTCTTTTTCTGGAAGTGTTTTTAATATATCGGTTGGATCTACTCCTCCACCAAATGAAGATAATTTATTTCCAAAATCCGAAAAAATTTTTTTCTCTGCAGGTTTTAATTGAGATATAATTTCGTCTATTTTTTCTTTTGTAAATTCTTGTACAGTTAAAGATCCTTTAGGAACTGTCATAGTCACCCCTGTTTTTTCAAATGTAGAAGGAAGGTCAATGCCTAATTTTCCTAATTCACTTATTCTTTTTTTTCCATATTCAATTTCAGGAGCTTTAATACTTAATCCTGGAAGTCCTGCTTTTTCTATTTTAATTTTAGTTTTTTCCGGGAGTTTTTCTAAAAAATTATTTTTACTTTGTTCAAAAGAATTTAATACTTCTTGTATTTTAGTTTTATCTCCTGTCTTAACAGCTGTCTTAACAGCTTTAATTAAATCACCTGTTTTTTTTGTATACATAGATTGAAAAGATGCCATTTGTTTTTGATTAATGTCTGCTTCTAACAAATTAACAAATTGAGAATATGGGCCCATGGTATTTTTAACTGCGGGACTTATTCCAACTATCTCATTTAAATTTAATAATTTAGGATTTATTCCTGCATCTTTTAAACTATTAAGTACTCCTGTTCTAAAATTTCTAAAAGTTCCAGTCCTATTTCCCATTTGTTTATCTACAAGTGCCATTGCATCTTTTCTTGCTGCATCTGAATAAGGGTTATTAAACGCAGAAGATGATATTCGTTGTAATAATTGCTTACCTGCTTTATTATTTTTTTTAATTCCTAAATCGCTTATATTTTCAAAACCTATTCCTGTCATAGCTTGTGCTATTCTATAAACAGTATTAGCTGCTTGATGTGGAGTTAATTTAAATTTTTTCTTTAATACATCTAAATCTGGCAAACTTCCGTTGTTTAATTGATTTGCTATTGTTTTGTCGTTTAATAATAAATTCATATTTTCTATAGTTTTTGGTTTAATTCCAGGTTTATAGTCTGTTTGAAAATCTTTGGTAAATAAATCTCTTAAACCACTTTCAAAAAATTCTTCTCTAGAAAGATTGTATTTTTTTCTTATGTCTTCTGTAGTTATTCCTGATTTCGATCCATATTTAATAAATTCTTTTTTTAATTTTTCATCATTAAATATTGAGGTAGCTTTTTTAAATTTACCAGATCCTGGTTTACTTGGATTGCTTTCAATAGTATTAAGAATGTCCGATAGTTGTTTATCTGTATAATTATATAAATATCTTTGTAAATGATTTGGATCCGGTTTTC